TGGCAGTGATCCCCTATACTACGAACTCTGGTTCTGGGTGTCAGAAGCCGGTTGAGATAACTGCTCTGACTAATGAGCAAGCTACGTCTCTTCTCCCTGGTCTCTATTCAGCGAATGGCAATCATCCTAGTACTGCTATTAACGGCAATTTTGATGATCTCTACGCTATTTTCAATGCTTATAAGCCGTCGGGTGTGTTGGTTGATAATACGATCTTGGAATTTACTGCTGCTGTGTGGAATTGTTGTTTGGCCAATGTAACTGGGAATGGTACTCGTGCTGTGGTCGATGTCTATGAATGTGTTGCTCGTCGTGACTGGAAGCCGAATGATGATCCCGTGTCTGTCTTCCGGAATACGCTGCCCGATGATGCTCAGTTTGCTCAGGCCGGTGCTCAGGCGTTCCCTCTGGCTAGTACTCAGCTGGGTGTCACTCCGTTCGATAACCCGTTGTTCTGTGAACAGTGGAAGATTCTGAAGGTCCGTCGTATCAAGTTGGAGGATGGTGCTACTGCGACTCTCCAGTTCCGTGATCCCAAGCATCGTAAGGTTGAATATCAAACCAAGGTCCAGAATAAGTCGGCTGTTCGTGGTCTCACTCGGTGTTGGATCCCGATCGTCTATGGCCAGCCCGTCGATAACGCTGGGTCGCCGCTCCGTGCTGAGTCCGTGAAGGTCTGCTTCGATGTCCAACGTAATTACCACTTCCGTCAATTATCTACAAGCACTCCATCTGCCGGCTCGCTTTTGCAGGTGTGAAGCTGCACAAGTGAACGTTAGCTAGCGCAGCGGGTTTTAGGGTCAGGGTCAGGGGAATTATATATTTAATAAATCTTGAGTGTAATCAGTTATCCTAATTCCGAATTCTCTGAATCGTCGCTCGAGTGCATCAATGTCTCGAACTCGTTCTGTATCCCACCACTCTCTTGGCTCTCTGTTGCTTGTAATGAAGATTCTTCTTGCGAGGAATTGTTGCTGTCCTCCTTTGGTTTCCACCAACTCAGAGTATCTGTCGCACAGTCGTAGCATGGTATGGTATGAAATCCAGCCATAGAAGTCGTCGAGTATGACGTCAGACTGTCCATCATATCCGTCCCACCACTTAGACATGGATTGTTTCCAATAAGCGTCTGGAGCAACTCGTCTGCAGAAACTAGTCTTTCCACATCCAGGTTCTCCGATGAGTAGATATATGCGGGGAGCCCAATCTCTTTTAAGACCAGTTAGTGTTCTGTATCTCTGGACACCGCGGAAATATTTGTGCATATCCGCCCAGTGTCTGTCCCATAATTGAGTCTCTGTCAAACCTTCTTCAACGCTTGCCTTTAGCGCAAGTAGATCGCTCCTAGTACCTTGCGCGTTGATGACAAGTTCTCCAAACGTCCATGGTCCGCTAATCCTGGTGTCCTCTTTGGAAGCATAGTCCATGGCCTGTTGCTGCGTCCCTCTCCGTATCTCCCAATGTGCCCTTGGTAGAATCGATTTAAGATATGAGATGGCTCTGACTGTGTTGAGCTCCACGTATCCTTGAAGGTGCTCTGTTCCGTTCTCTCCTCGTTCTTTCTGCCAGATTGCATACTTTACGTTTGCTGGCCAGGAAGGTTCGTCCTGCTCGGGGTTGTTGTCCGTGAATACCCAGTTCTTGCTTTTCGACATGGCTACCAGGTGGGCGGTGAGTATTACCCGCCCACTTCCTAGCCGTCCCTTTATATAGTTGTGTGGTGAAAATTTTTTCACGTTGACAGCTTGTTCTATCAGCTTCTATTTGTTCCGTGTCAAAATGGGTGGCCAATACCGTGGAAGACATCGTCAAGGTATGTCGTCATTTCGCCATATATGGAATGCCGGTGTTTCCGGAATAGGTCATGGTCTTAGGACTGCCCTTAAAAGGAAATTTATGGGTGCTGGAAGCGCCACGAAAACCCAAAAACGGTCAGGTCGTGATACTGGTTCCACGTCAAAGTATGCCGATACGGCGACTCTCTACCGTCGAAGGGCCGCTCCCCGTCGTGTACGTAATCGTGTCCGTGCTTTTGCTAATCGTGTTCGCTCTGTCATCGATGGTGAAGTTGGTCTTCAAGTGGCAGTGATCCCCTATACTACGAACTCTGGTTCTGGGTGTCAGAAGCCGGTTGAGATAACTGCTCTGACTAATGAGCAAGCTACGTCTCTTCTCCCTGGTCTCTATTCAGCGAATGGCAA